GGCAGTTTGGCGACCGCGTCCTTGTCCAGCGACGCCAGGCCGAGGTCTTTGTATTCCACCTTCCAGGTCACGTGACCTCCACCAGTTCCGCCCTGAGCGCCGTTGCCCAGGATTCGTCTGCATTTGTGCCCGACACGCTGAACGTCCTGCTGCCGATCACTACCCTGTCCAGGGCGGTAAAGTCGGTGCCCCACGGCAGGGTCAGCACCCAACCGATGATGACGAAGACCCGCTCGCCACCCACTATCTTGGCAACGCGCCTCTGCTTGAGACGGCAGGGAACGTCATCTGCCAGGTCGGCCCAGGTCTTGGTCGGCTGCCCAATCGTGTCCACGCCATTGGTGGCGCGTTGTATGGTACACGTGTCGGGCAGAGCCCCTTCCTGGATCTCGCGCATTCGCGCCAGGTTGGCATCGGTCAGCATCAGTCCCCCACACTACCAATCCACGAAGCAGGACGCCGCATGGGCTCGGGTCGCAGGGTGATGGTCCTCATCGAGCGCCTGGCCCTGTAGTGGCGCACCTGCTTCATGGCTTGAAGGTAAGCCTGGGACAAGTTGTAACTCGACCCATCGGCAGAGAAGTCGTAGTCGGCTGCCAGGGCCGCTGCCTTCTCGTCCCACACGTCGGCTGCGGCGGCGTTCAGATCGTAGGTCGGCACCCAGTAGTCGTTGTCGTCCCTCTCGGGAGCCAGCGCGGTTGCCGTCCAGACGTATGGTTCCTCACCGTGTTCATCGATGGTGGGGTAAAGCTCAATGTACCCCGCCAGGTCGTCGTCGGTGTAGGTGTCAGCCGTTGGCTCCGCCACCATGCGCCGCAGTTTTGCGATCTGTGCCGCCGTCGCAGCCATCGTTGTCTCCTAGTCCAGCCGGATGTACTCGATGTACAGCTTGCCGGTGCAGGGCAGGGCCGACTGGTCAGCCGTGGTGAAGGTCAGGTAGTCAGCCGCGTCCCACTCGCCAGCGGTCAGCGCCCCATCCTGGGTGACTGCCGGGTGCAGCCCCATCCAACTGGTCTTGGCCCCACCGTTCAGGGGCAGGGCGCCGTGAAGGTCGCTGGCGTCGGCACCGGTCGCCCCAAAGCCCACGTTCAGCGTTGCAGCCGCCGTGGCAGGGGTGATGAGGTAGAAGTAGGACTCGATGACCAACAGGTCGCAGCCCTCGGGGTTGAGAATCTCGCCCTGGGCGCCCACAGCCGCCTCGCCGGTATAGTCGATGACAAGCCGGCCCTTGCCGGTCTCGGAATTCAGTGCAACAGTCATTTTGAACCCTCCAAAGGTGTTCAGGCGGGCCGGGAGACTGGCCCCCGGCCCGGTCCAGGTTACGACTCATCGACAGCCGCCGCGAGCAAACCGCTTTGGGTGCCCGTGCCAACCTCGGCATGGAGCACATAGGTCAGCGGATCGGCCACTGCGGTGCAGAGCGTAAAGACGTTGTTGCCGCGCAAGATAATCTGATGATCCAGCGTGGCGCAGTTGTCATCGATGGCGACGGCCAGCGATGCGGTCCCAATGTTGTTGAACAGGCAGTCGTCAAACTGGATGGTGAAGATCTCGTTGTCGATGTCCACGTCGGTGTAGATCAGGACGTGCGTCCCTGACGATACCCAGCTAAGGAACTCGCAGTGGATGAACTTGTTGCGCTGGTTGTCGCCCGCACCCTTGTGGAACCACACGTTGCGCGATGCACCCGTGCGCACCATCGTGTGCTGCCCGAAGGTGCAGTTGCGGAACACGTTTTCGCCACCAGAGATCTTCATGGAGTACGACGCAGCGGTCACGGAGAACGGCACCATGAAGAAAACGTTCTCGAAGAGGCACCGCTGCCCGGTGACAATGGCTACGCCCATGGCGCCGGTGGCATACTCGTTGCTGAGTTGCACATTCTTGATGATGCAGCCGTTGCCGGAGAAGGTGAAGCCGGCAGGCAGCGCGGTGGCCGCCTTCTGGACGATGCGGGCACGCTGCCCCATGCCGGGCAGTTCGCTGCCGATGCCCACCAGGTGGGTGTAGTCCTTGTCCCAGGTGATCATGGCAGACGGGTTATCGGCCGCCGCGCCCGCCAGGAACAGCACCGTGTCGTGGCGGTTGGCGACGCACAGGTCTTCGGCGGCCTCGACACTCTTGAGCGGGGCCTGCCAGGTGCGACCGTGGTTGTCATCATTGCCGTTCACGGGGTCCACCAGGTAGACCTTGGACAGCGGGCCGCGCGGGATACCGAGCGCAGCCGCGTATTCGTCGAGCTTTCTCGGGTAGAGACCCATGTCGTCCTCCCCTTAAGCCGTCAGAACGGAGAACGCACACCGGGTGGCGGCGTTCTCGTTCATGAAGTTGACCGGGTTCGGCAGGGCAAAGCCCAACCGCATGGTGGCGCGCAAGGCGACCATGTCCTGCTGGGCCAGGTTATAGATGATGGCCCCGCCGGCATCGGTCAGAACCGCCTGGTCGAGGACCTTGTAGGTCACGTCCTTGCGCATGGCGTAGACAAGCTCGCTCCACTGCCCACTGATGAGCAGGCCGCTGCCGGAAACGATGGAGCCGTCCTGGGGGAAGACGATGGGCGCGCCGTCGAGGAAGTAGCGGTTGGCCTCCTGCATGGAAGCGGAGAAGACGGGATTGCCATCGGCGTCGCGCACGTTGCGGAGTTTCCCCCGCATGGAGGCGTGGGCCACGTGGCCGGTAGCCATGTAGCCATCGGCCTCGATGAGCATCAGCGCACCGGCAACACCGGCATCGGTCTCACCCAGAATGGCCTGGTACATGTCGTCGTAGGCAGCCGCGCTGATCTCGTGGCCGGCAGCGTTAGCCGCAGCCACGAGCCCCGCAGCGCCCAGGTTGGTGGTCCAACTGGCCGGGATGTTGGTGCCGTAGAGCACCGCCTGCATCACGGCCTTGCTGAGGGCAGTCACCAGGACGGGCTTGACCTCGTTCCAGATGTCGTAGTCGGCATCGTCCAGAACCGCTTCCGGGATGGGCACGATGACGGCCAGTTCGGCGGCGTCCACGTACTTGTTGGCCCAGTTGACCTCGCTGGTCTGCTTGAGCCCCGTGTCGCCGTCCACGAAGTACGCCTGGGCCAGGGCACTGATGACGGGCATCCGAAGCTGGCCCCGGCTCATGTCGGGCAGCCGCCGCGCCATACCCATGATGGGGTTGACCTCGGGCAGTGCCTGAAGGATCTCGGCGCTGACTTCCTCGGGAATGAGGGCCGCAGCGTCGGTTCGACTGATCAGACTGTTGTAAGGCATTTCGACCTCCGAAATTTCAAGATTGGGTTTGTGGCATCTTGCCCGAATGGCGCGTCACGCACCACTCACGATGACCGCTGCGCATCCCGCGCCACGGTTTTACTACCTGCCCGCCGACTTGCGGATGTACGCGTTCATCCCCCCCTTGGGCGGGTCGTCACCCGTGCCAGCACCAGCATTGCCGGCCACGGTCTTTGCACCAAAGAGTTGCGGGAAGGCCGCCTTCACCTTGTCCATGTCAACCTGGCCCTTGTCGTCCACCAGGCCGGCATCGACTGCCGCCAACCAGGCGAGCTTCAGGTTCGTGGCACCGGCGGTATGAGCAGCGTCGAAAAACGCCGCCTGCCTCTCCAGCAGAGCCATCCGGTCGGCCTGTCCTTCAAGCAACTTGCGTGCCTCCGAGCCCTTTTCTTGCTCACTCGCGGCAATTCGCAACTGCTTCTCGAACTCCTTGCGCTCACTGCGCTCTTTGTCCAGGGCACTCTTCAGTCCCGTGGTGTGCCCCTCAATGAGCCCCTTCACGTCGTCCGGCTGCTGGTTGAACCAGGTTTCGTAGTCAGGGCCGCTGTTTCCATTCGTTACGCTGTCAGGCATCTCGCCTCCTAATTTGGGCATCCCGCCCAGCTAGTCTCATTATAACACACCCACCGTTGCTAGTTACGCACGAAATTTACGTGGTAGACTTTCCACGTGCCAACTTACGCAAGTCACAGAAAGTTACGAGATCCATCACGTCCCACGATCGCGGCAAATTGACACGTGTCAACTTTGCACTTGTGGCAAAAGCGCCCCCTTGGGGTTGACGGCAATCATTGAGCCCCACACAGGGTCCTCCCGTTCCGTGGCGAACTTGTCGGCCGTAATCTTGCCGTCGAGCCACGCCTGATACAATTCCTTGTCCTTACCAAAAAACCCCCGGGCTTCCGAAGCGGGCATCGCCCTCAATGCGTCCTGCCCCGTAGGGATGGCCGGCAAATCAGGGCCGTCTACGCGCAGCCCCAGGTCGCGGTATGACACCGTGACCGGCGACATAACACACCACCCC